GGTGGTCCGTCGGTGCGCCGTCCGCTTGGATACAGACGAGTGGCTCAAGAGGTACCCGGCCGGACAACGCCTCCGCATCCGCGATAAGTGGATGACGAGGGCTAAGGTCCGCAGGATTTTCAAAGCGATGGTCAAATTCGAGAAAAACGTTGCTAGAGATCCGCAGAACACCAAAGTCGACTTCGACGGGCTGATGGCAAATGACAGCTCTAAGCACGTCCGGGGGATATCCATACCCGAGGACGAGGCGAGAGCGAGTGTCGGACCTGCCTGCCATTACGGCTCTAAAAGGTGGGCTGAAGTACGGTCAGGCAGGATTTTGTATGCGGTGGGCACAGTTGAGTGGCAACGGGCGGAGTGGTTTCATGCCGCTCTGACGAGCCCCGAGCTGTTCGCAGCATACGCCGGTGACAACATACTGTTAGTATGCGGACCGATCAGCGCGCGAGTGTGCGCTTGCGTAGATATCAAGCGTATGGACATGCACGTAGATCCAGAGGCCGGCGGCGACGCCTCGATTAGATGGCTCAGGCGTTTAGGCGAAGCCGATGCCGTGTCGCACTTCTTGCGAACCCAAGATCCGCAGTACCGGATCTTTTCGGGTTCGTCCGTTCTGTCCGCGAAAATCATGGGCACCCAACCTTCGGGCGCGGGTAACACTACCCTAAACAACAGTCTCCAGGTCGATGAGCTCGTCCACGCCATTGAAGAAGCACTTTCTCTAGGCGAGGAGAGCGGCTTGGGGGGTCTCTAAGCGTTGGTTAGGAGGGTCGCTAGTGAGTTTGGGTTCAACATTACTTACGACCAACCCCCCGTCAACAAGCGCCTGAACGTGGAGTTTCTACAACAGCGTTTCTACCTTGCCATCATCAACGGCGCGACTACCAGAGCGCCGGGTAACAGAATTGGCAGGATCCTTGGACGCACGTTTTGGACGTGCATGGCGCTTAACGAGAAGAAGAAACTAGGCTTTCTGCGCGGGATTGCACTAGGACTCCGAGTGGTTAACAACCACGTCCCGGTGATCAACGACCTCATGAACCGCATTCTCGAGCTTACCGAGGGCCATAGACCCTATTATGACGAAGACGCCATTAAGAGGCGGAGGTGGCAGGAAGAGGCCGACTTCAAGCCCTTCCCCTATGAGGAACACCCTGAGTCCGTAGCTGAAATCGCCGACTGTATTGGTAGGCCGGCGAGTGAGTTGGTCGCTCTGAGACAGCATTTGAGAAACATTCCTCTATACGGATTTCTCAATCCTAAAGAACTTGGACCATTAGTCGAGAGTCTGCTGGATTGGGACCTTTGACTGGCGGCGGGATTTTACCCCGTTATGTCTTTACACCAACGTAAGCAAGTTCAGAAGAGCAAAAAGCTCTCCAAACCCGCATCGAGCCACAAGGTTCCAGGTGCGTTCGAACCGCGCTCAGCCAAATATCGGCCGGGCGATTGGGAGAAGATGGTCGTCAACCCTTGGGGTTCCAGGACTGTGCGCACTCCCTCTAATTCACCCTTCACGGGCGCTGCCCGCATGTTCACCCGAACTCTCACCATAGATTCCAATGGGGCGAATTCTCGCTTCCATGTGTCTGCGAGGCCTGCCTTGCAGAACACGCTGTCGATAGGCAGGATAGCTGCCATAGCAGTTCCGGTTGGTGCCAACGTTACCAACCTGCACTATAACGTCACAGCCGACACAATAACGCCCGTCGGCTGGGCTCCGTTCAACATTCTGTCCGGAGAGGCCACTGTCTTCGATTCGACGGGGCAAAATC